TTTAAGAACTACAGAACGCCTTACGAGGCAGTAGAAGACTTGGTTAATCGGTGGTATATGGATTACAAGAGTTATAGAGGAGTTAACAACGCATCTTCAGCCGTAGAGGCAGCTCAAATGTTGAGTAATCAAAATTATGCAACTGACCCTCAATATTCTCAAAAACTTATTCGTGTCTTATCTGACAACGGATTTTCTTTATAACGATAATAGTTCTTGCGAGACTTTTATCCTATCCCTTCATTATTAAAAAATGGATACCGATAAACTTTTGGATGGGTATCAAGACGGCTTTGAAGGTCTTGAAGATCAACCCCTGCAAACTAACGAATCCCGTGCGCGGGGTATGGCTGAACAAGAGGAAGCACAGCGACTTTCTAATCTTACTGAAGATGAGCTATATCAAGAGCAACAGCAATCTGAAATTGATGAAGCAGTATCTACAGAATCTGCGTTGCCAGATTTAACTTCTAATGACCTTCCTTTAGCTGGTATCGCTGGCGCTGTAGATAATGTACTTGGCACTGACATTCAAGGTGCTTATGTAGATGCACAAAATCAGGGTCGTGCTGATGCTGCTTCACGTAACGTAAAAGCTGAACAAACTCTGTATAGCGGCCCACTTAGCACTGTTGCTGCTGAAACTACCCGTGCAGTCGTTGGTGGACGTGCTGGGCTCGTTGAATCCGTAGGTGAAACAGGTGAACTAGCTCTTGATACTGTTAGTACATGGCTTGGTGTTGCTGATGAAGAGTCACGCATTTGGAATGAAGATGGTAGTGCTAATGATGCTTATGTTCGTCCTAACTGGAACCTAGGTGTTGCTGATAACAAAACTGCTATTGGTGCTTTTGCCCGTAATCTTGTTACCTTTCATACTGCCTACAAATTTATTCCAGGTGGCAATGCGGTTAAAGGACGCAATGTTGCGTCTCGCGTTCAACGTGTACAAGTAGAAGCTCTTCGTGGTGCTGTTGCTGATCTAATTATCACTGACACTAATGATGGTACTCTTACACAGCAAGCAGCTCAATTGTTTGGCATTAAGGAGGATAATCCATTCCTTGGTACTTTAGTCAAAGCAATGACTGTTGAAGAGGATGACAATCCTTGGAAGGCCAAAATTCTTGGAACAATTGAAGGTGGCATTCTAGGTGAAACTATCGATGGTGCTGCAGAAGTTATTGGTGCATTTCGACGTGGCCGTAAGGCAGCAAGTTTACTTAAAGCACGAAAAACTGATTCAACCGTAGAGCAGCTAAAAAATGAAGCTCTTGCAAAGATGGATGAGTACCTTGTCGCTAAGCGTCAGGGATCTAAGGCTGTAGAAGCCTATAAACGTAAAAAGCAACTCGAACATGCCGAGCGTGATGCAGCAGAAAAGGCTGCATTTGAGCAAGGCATTGATAAAGATCTTGCTGAACTTAAGGCCAAGGTTGAGTCTGATAAAGATTATCAAGGTGAGCAACTAGAAATTGACGAGTTCACCACCATGTGGTCTGAACGTCAACTCGGGCTACAGGATGCTGGTCTAGATATGACTCAATTCTCAGCCCGTGCTGTTCGTAAAGTTCATGATGAGATTTACGGATCATCACCTATTCGTAAGGCCGAGTATGAAGTTGACGAAAAGGCAGCTCGTCTAGATGCCAATCCAGACACCACTAAGGCAGCTGGAGATTACATGGATCTCGACAACTACAAAGGAGATTTACAGGGTCGCTCTGCCCGTGCATTGATGACTAATGCTGGGTACAAAAAAATCGCATCTGCAGTTGACACACCTGCTCAAAAACAAGCTCTTGTAGACACCGTTAAAAAGGTTGGTTCTCGAATCGATGTAGAGGCCCTGTCCCGTAGATTTGGTCAATCTAATGAAGCAACTGTAGGAAAGGCTTACCAAGCTGTCCGTGAATTTATTGGTGCCCCCGTTGACGGCACCCCTGAGCAGGCTGAGCAGATCTTCCGTGATCTAGGCCTTGCTGGTGAAGATCTTGAGGGTGGGGGTGTCTACCTCAGCCGCTCTGGTGTTGTAGCCGCAAAGACTTTGATTTCAGATGCTGCTATCCAAATCAATGACCTTGCTAATAACACTATTGATTTAATTAATAGCGGTCGGCGTAACCCGTCTAACCAGTTCCAAATGATGGTGGATCGGTTGCGAACACTTAGCCGGATGCACAAACAAGCATCTATTCACTATGCAAGTGGCCTGCAAACTTTCAGGCTTGGTCCTATAAAAATTGGCAATAACGCCCAAGCTGTTGCCAAAGAGATGGATCAGATTGATGAGCACCTTGACAAAATTGTCAAACTTGCCAAGCGAGGTGATGAGCAGTCTCGACAAGAACTGCAAAACATGACTAAAGGCCTTGTGGCTGCTGATGGTGATGCAAGCAAGATCATCAGCTTTAGTGCGCTTGGTTGGCGTATTGGCTTTGGCAATGCCTTAAGGATGATGTACAACTCAATTCTTAGTGGACCTCTTTCCCACGCTAGAAACATTGCGGGCAACCTTGGCACCATGGTGCTTAGGCCAGCAACAATGGCTTTGGGTCAAACCCTTGAAGGGGACTTCGATAAAGCTGCTGCAAGCTTTGCGTCTCTTGGCGCAGTGATGGAATCATTTACTGAAGCCATGACTGTTGCAAGCCGTACATGGTCTACTGGTGTCCCTACTGGCGGCTCAGCAAAGTTTGATTTGAGAACTGCAGAAGCTCTTAAAGATGTAGAAGCAATGAAGGCTGCTGCTGTCACCGACAGTCAAAAGCGTACTGCCAATTTACTTGAGCAGATGTACAATTTTTCCAATAGCAAGTTTATAACTGCACCCACGCGGGCATTGTCTGCTGGTGACGATTTCTTTAAAATAATGAATGCTCGTATCGAGCTTAAGCGTCAGGCTTACATGGAAACGCTGTCTAATGATGGCATTCTTAAATTCGATCCTGATGTTTATGCCCGTATTGCAAAGGAAAAGATTGATGAAAACGGTACCATCCTTGATGATGGTTTGCTGAAAATCACTAAAGATCAAACCTTTCAGCAAGAACTTCAGGGAACAATGGCGAACATTGCTAATACTCTTGAAGACAATCCGACGATGAAATACTTCGTGCCTTTCATCAAAACGCCTCACAACCTTATGGTTTACTCGGCTTCACACATGCCTATTTTAAATAGGTTTTTGAAAGAGGCACAGGATATTCGTGGTGGCACAGATGAAGCCGCTAAATCAATGCTTAAGGGACGTGTTGCGTTTGGATACTTTGTACTAGGCACAGGCATGACGCTTGCCTCTCAGGGACTGCTGACTGGAAATGGTCCTGCCGATCCTGAGCTTCGCAAGATTTGGCTGCGTAATAACC